CTCAAGTCTTTGTATTTTCTCAGGTCTAAGTCTTGTATGTATTCTCAAGTCTTTGTATTTTCTCAGGTCTAAGTCTTGTATGTATTCTCAAGTCTAAGTCTTGTATGTATTCTCAAGTCTAAGTCTTGTATTTTTTCTAACTGAATTGTCCTAATTTCTCAGGTCTTCATAAAAACATGGGAGAACATGTAATAGGACGCTTAGTTCAAACAAGCCAAAATCATCAGTACCAGCCAGGTGACTGTAGATGTTTCCACTGTTCCGCCTTCAGTGCCCGGGTTCCGTGCCATACTACCCACGGCATCAGGGACTGGCAAATAGGTACCGACTCGTGTTGTGGGGGGTTCTGTACCTCACAGCCCAGGTGCGCGCACCCGGACAGAGACGAATGCGAGATAGGCCGTGGGTCAAAGGGGCAAGATCCCCTCATTTACTATGGGTGGGATAAACGAGCGCCCTATCTCAAGTGTATCTATAATTTAGATAAAATTGATACAAGAAATCAGGTTCTTGCGTATAAGGATAAGTTTGGGGAGAATAACGATATTGAGGGCAAGTACTGTACCCAGAAAGTAAACACATGTCCAAAAGGCATGAAGGAGTGCAGTCGACTTAAATCGATAGGCGAAGGAGGTAACGAATGTAGAAAGTGGTTTGAAAAACAACCATCACATGTACAAGATGCTACAATACAAAATTACTGTCTTCGTCATAACACGGAGGATTGTAAATGCATTAACAGAGGTGATAACAGTTCGTATCAGGCCATGAAAGGGGCTCATGCAATAAATGATGGTTGCTGGTATTCAGCATGTGCAAATCGCTCAGGAAAGTACTTGGTCCCTTCCCAACTGGCTAATCCTTCATGTCCCGATAACCTATGTCAGGTTTTGTTTGACATAGTAGAGGACGGTAATGTTTCAATTGACCACGTCCAGAATGACATCACGTGTAAATTTGATAGAAACCCGCCAGAACCCTCCTCAAAACCGGCGCCACCCAAACCGACTCCAAATGATCCTGATCCTCCGGTGTTAATTCCTGAAAATACTTTTTTTGATTTCGCTAACAAATACCGATACGAGCTCATTGCAAGTGCTATTCTAGTCGTGTTGTTATTAGTAGTGACTCTGTTCTGAACACAATACCTTTGAAATATTTTCCTGTGTTACCAAAATGTACTACAAGGACAGTCCATACGGTCAAACCCCCCAAACAGCTTATTTCGAAGGTGCTCCAAACGTCCGAGCCCCATTGCTTCCCCCTGGCTATGGAAACGTCGATAGTGGAAAGATCGATATTAAAGAATATCTTACAAACCCATGGGTTATCGCCATCACCGTAATTTTAATTGTGATCGTTATTGCCTGGCTCACGAGCAAAGAAGGTTATAGACATTATTAGATATTACTATCGATTCATTACTACTAGTAGTAATGAAAGTATGAGTAACAATGAGTAATACAATTACTTGAATATGTTCAATATTGTGTTTTTCGATAATGTTTTATTTGAGAGATCTATTGCATTTCTATAGGTATCCTTGTCTGGATTTGTGATTACTGTGCTGTATTCGTCGATGTACAGATGTCCAGTCATCAAAGTATTCATCATAATTTCCGAGTCCTTGTTGGCTGTCCCAATAGCAATTTTCTTTCCAATACATTTATCGATTAGCACAAACTTGGGTCCGTCGTCCGTTGGGTACACAATACCTATCGTTTTCTGTTTTTCATCACATGTCGTACTCGTGGTTGCAATTACTTGGCTATCATCCAACATGTTTTGGCCTTTTGCGATCGCTCCTGTTCCGATAATGATGTTCATATTAACGATCCCGTCATGGCATGTTCTGTATTTGTTTACCAGGACAATTTTGGGGCTTGTGATGTTCTTGAAACATAGGTATTCATTTGCACCTTGCGGAGCGTCTATTACATCTCCTGAGAAGACTACGTCTTGTGTGGAGTAATTTCTATTCCATCCCACTTTACTGTTCATGTCAACGGCACTCAAGTCCAAATCTATTCTTTTCCCGTCTTGGTTCCGCCAATAGACACCAACAATGAGGGGTGAAGAGGGTGGGGGTTCAAACGTTGTCCCGATAGGAAATGGACCCGAGAAGTTCTTCTCTGATGTGGGCAGAGCCAGGCGTGTGCCGGGGGTCTGAATAAAACAGTCGGGAAGAACACACTTCAACTTTGATACATATTTATCAATTTCATCCTTACGGTCCCTCGTACACCACATTTTACCATTTCTTACTTGGTATACTTTTGATGGTTTGTTATTGATGAGATATTTGACGTGTTTCACGATTTCATACCCCGTTGTTGGTTCATGAGTCGCGGATTGCATCGGTGAGTGGTGTTTCTTGGACAACTTGCTGATCCTATTGATGTAAGGTTTCGCTTCGGCGTGAGTTTTCATACTCATGAATATAGGTTTGTAGCGATTGAAGATTACTGCCAAACATTGTTCGTTATCTTTGAGCCACCTAATAGAATGTGTTCCTTCCTCTATCTTTTTGTAGGTGTCTTTGTTTTTGATGAGACTTAGTTCGCCTGTTGCATCGTATACCGCGCACCTGAGGATGTCGATTGGATCTCTGGGCGCGATGTCGTGTTTGACGTGTATATACGTCCTACTGTCACGATTCCGGACCTTGGTGATGTCTACTTCGTGCGTTTGAAGGATATTGAATACATCTGCAATTGTGTCAGCTTTCAATGCTACTTTTTTATAAAGGAGGTTCCGTGTGAGGTCTTTGATCTCGTCTACCTCACAGCCTTTTACGAATCTGAGAGGTACAGACATATCCTTTTCACAGTTTACGTTAGGGATGTACACAATCTCTGGCAAGTTGAGGATGTCGCCGAAGGTCACTGAGATGTAATGACAAATCTGGTCGACGGCCAGTTCCTCGCGGGTCTTGGACGTTACGTCACTCCAGGTTGTGTAAAAGGTTTTATTGAGTTTGGTGGCCTCAGATATGAGGACACGCTCTACCGTTTTTGATATATTCTTTGGGGCGATGTAGCCGTATTTGATGAGCTTCAGGTTCTTATTATACACCTTAGAATCCCTCACAGGCACAGAGCCGTGTAGATTGAGAGATGCTTTAACGAGGTTAATGTTATTCATGGTTTTTATATTCACTTCAACCTTCATTTAATTTATTCATATTATTTGGAACCCCTAAAGGTCACAGATGTTTGTTTCAAAAGGCGGATGGTAATAATCTCTTTGTGATATTGAGGAACCATCTTTGCCTTTTGAAGGATAGGCGAGTAGTAAAATAAGAATAGTTATTAAGAGGAACCACCTTTGCCTATCTAATATATACATTCATTACCTTTAAACCACTTTCTAAATTAATGAAATGGGTTAGATTTTAACCATTAAATATATTGTTGTGTGAATTGTTTTAATGCAGCAAATGACCTATCATTTCCTTTATATGGGATCCGTTTACCGTTTACATAGAGGATATAACTAGGGATTGTCTCTAGATTCGGGTAGATATTATTGAGAACCCCCGAGGATTGGATATCCTTTTCGCTCTGGCGCTCTCCGTCTATCTGAAGGGTCATGCACGTTACTGCACCGTCATTGCCTAACCGTTGGAAATCGGGCTTGGCAGAGGTGCAGGCGCCGCAATAGCTTCCCTGAATCATCACAAAGACGGGCTTGCCTCCGAGCTGACCAACCAAATCGCCTGAGTCTGAGAAGTCTGTCCGCTCGAGATATCCAATAGGATGCGTTAAATCAACCATTTTTGTGTTAACAAAGATAGTTTTTACAAACCTAACCACATAAAAATGGATAACAACCACATAAAAATGGATGAATATGAACGTATTCGACGTAATCAGACCGTCGACGTGTACGAATCAGACGTCTCAGAAGCCTCGACAGGTGGACGGCTCTCAAAAAGGAGTATCAACACATCGCGATGGACGTCGCCGAAAGATACAAAGAAAGTAATATTTATCCCCCCTTACAACACAGACATACGCAATCTTGGTGTAATTGAAGAGGCCGACATCCCACGAGAACTTATCAACCCACAATCATTAATCTTCAGGACTGTAACACAGTCCATACCCAACGCCTTCTCTTGGGCAATTCCAACAAACAACGACTCATCAGAAGTAATTCAAAAGAAAAGTATGATAGACGGTGTGAGGGACCAATACCTATGTGGTTCGTGTTACGCATTCACACTCGCACAGGTAATGTCGGATTGCCACGTTGTTACGGGGGCAGTCTCGTGGGCCCCAAACGTATCGGCAACATCCATCATGTCCTGCTTTGTCGACAAACCATGTCAGGGAGCTAGCCCAGGAAAACTGTCTAAAATTCTAGCAACAACGGGAGCCATGGACCAGACATGTATAGATTACTCGTGGTGCTCAGAGGACAAACAGTGGTGTACAAACAGGAAAGCCATAAATGACTTCTCTACCAGTTACCTCTCCAAACTTAATAGCAACATACCAAGCACATGCGGCTGTTATTTCAACAAAAGCCGTAAATATAAATACAAATTCGATGAACCGGGCAAACTTATCCACAATGGAGGTAAATTCACAAGAGTCTACAAAACAATGGTCAAAAACCACATTCTTCGTTATGGTCCAACTATAGGAACGTTTGTTGTTTATCCTAACTTTAATAACTTTCTTGTTTACGGTACCGCCGTCAACGGGGGGGTATATTTCGAGAACGGTAACTACACGCCTGGCATGACCGCAATGGCCTGGAATAAGATGGCCGGCGTCATCAAGGGGTTCCACGCCATATCGGTCATGGGGTGGGGCGTCGCCAAGAACATTGAATACGAGAAAGGAAAGATTGGACATGTTCCCTATTGGCACTGTCGTAACTCATATGGACGAGACGCTGGTGACGGGGGGTACTTCAAACTAGCCATGTACCCATTCAATTCGGCCGGTGGTCAAATAGATTCGATTGTCACTGTCGGTAGGACAACCAGGGTAGGAGGAATGATCCTCCTCAAATGCACATCCCCGCCTATTGAGGCAACCCCGGATGAAATCAGCAAAGAGAAACTCAAGGCAATAAAGAGAGTTCATGGAAACGAGTTCTACGAGGCCGATCCAGCCAAAGTACGAGATATCTTTCAGGTCGAGGAAACACCCCCCAAACAGTTCATATTCGAGTGGTTGTGGTGGATGCTCATACCTGTTGTTGTTTGTTTGTTTGTTATAGCCTTCTTCTTGTTCGCGCCTATGGACGACAATGGGCGTTTCAGGATGCCGAAGAGGAAACAAGGAACATTTTTACTTAAGGGTGGTAGACAGACTCAAGAGTCAGTTCTGTTATAGAGTTCTGTTACACAATAATGAGTCTTTAGTCTCTTTCTCCATTGTTCTAATATCATCCATATTCAATCCCATCCACCTCTCCTGAGAGCACACCAATTTACGGTGGAACAGAAGGAAGATGTTATGAATGGCTTGCAAAACGAGTGCATTAACTTTTTCCTTGTTCGGGATTCTGGTTTTTATGAAGACCAATTTATACACAGTCGTCGACAACCTTGGAATTAAGTCATCTTGCCAATCCGTCTTTAGACCCAGGACTGTTTTTGGGTCATCGTCGCACTCGACATCATGCAATTTATCATTCACTATGTCTATATGGACCACAGACCTCTTATTGAGGATTGTTTGGGGTAGTTTAAACACATTAGGATCATCTGATAGTTGTTTGCATAACGTATCAACCGTGAATTCTCCTGATTCTGACGCGGTAAGCGTTGTTCTGGAATAGGGGAACTTGTTAAACGACGACTCCCTCAAGACGCATCCAGTAATGCCTACAGTCGATGTGAGAGAGTCCGGTATGTGTGAACGCTTCGATGTCCGTTGGACCTTGCCTATCGTTTCTACGCCCTGTCCTGAATTGGTAAACTGTTTCGAAAGTTCCATCGTAGTGTGCAGATGAGCTATCTCATATCTATCGAGAACGATAGGTAAATTAATACGATATTCTATCAACATGACTTTTAATTACAAGAGATACGATTGGATGAATGGTAATTTCTTGTAGATCATAAAATGGCAGACAATGTAATGGCCTTAGTGAAAAAGAAGGGTCCCCAGAAAAAGCTACGCGGAAAGGCAGCCCAGGCAGCCAAGCGACGCGCGGCCTCGGCAGCCACAGCGACGAAACGAGTACCTGACAAAAGAAACCCATTTCGACCATTTGCTGACATGGACCCCAGCGAAATGATTGAAGAGATAGACAGCTTCGTACACACGGCTGGTTGGACACAAGACAGACAAGCACCGGACTATAATCTTGACCGTGAGATGGTAAAACTATTCAGTATCCTCAAATCAGGGATTCCTTTCCCTCTCGTCAAAACGTTCTTTGTAGACTTTGACGAGAGCGATTCTTTCAACGTGGTTAGGTATTTTGAGGAATTCAAAAGACGTCCTGATGTGCGTGCACGAATAGAGAACATGAAAGAGATCATCAGACGCCGCCAAGCAACACCTTCAAAGATTGATGAGGATGCATTGAGATATGGGGGTATATCAACTGGTCCCGCGGAGCGCCAGTATACTCAGGTAAAGATACTGGACCGAGATGGTGGAGAACGTGCTGTTTCACCACCGACTCAACAACCCTCCATGCTCGGTCCTAAGGAAATCTTATCGCGATGTGAACGCGAGTACAGGACAGCCCCGTGGATGTTCCCTTTTTCGGATAAAGTCATCAGAGGCTTCGCTCTTAAAGGCGACGACGATTTTCAATACACAATACCCCAGGAAGTCAAGGACGGTTGGTACAAAGTTAATATGGATTGGTATAGGATGGCATGTGCGGGTAAACGCGAATATGTTCCCGGTATGGTTGCATACGTGACTGTGAATAACGATATCATTGTAGAGACCGAGGATATGTACAAGGCTTCTAAACAGGACTGGCTTCACGAATTCACACCTCTTGACACGGAAGGATTCAAAGTCGCAAAACGAATGCTTATGAATAACGAGGTACTCAAATCCGCGTACAGCGGTGACGCGCTTAAAGAATATGTGAAAGCTATCATTACATCTTTCGGACCAATCAAGACAAACTACAACCTGGCACGCAACACATCATATGTGCTTGTATTCCTGACATCGTTGATTGATGATCCCCAGATTTACCATGAAAAGATTAGAAGCCAAGAATATCCTGGAAATGTACTTGTTAATTTGGATCGGTATACTTTACTTCCCGAGGTATTCATGGACCCTAACATAGACAAAGCACCTACTGAGAATAAGATCAAACGAGAGAGACGTTCACTTGAGAAGAGGTACTACGACCTAATTAAACAAAACGACCCGGCTGTGAAGAAACATATGAGACCCAGACGTATGGAGGCTCCTGTAAGGGATCACTCTTGGTTTTTCTTCGATGACGACAGTGTCTCACTGCAGCAGGCAGTTCTACCACCGCCGCCGATTCTTCCTGTTGTGAGGGAGCGCAGGGTCGCTAGGGAGTTAGCTCTAGCTCCAGGATTGTTTCAGAAACTGAGGGAGAGGATAGGACAGATGACACCGATCTATTGTAACCAGTGTAATGTGGAGGTATTTGCTCCGCCTTTCACAACACCAAGAGGAGCAGAACGCCTCAAATTTTGTAGCAAGGAGTGTTTTGACAGATATGATATCTAACTAATGCGGGAAAACCTAAATGATATATTCGCATTCGTTGTGATTTCTCTGAGTTATCTAAAAACATGGCACGGTTTTGTTTCAATGCTAACAGGAAGGACGCGATGGACTTCCTCAATACGTTTTACAAGCGAGTGGACGTTGAATTCGAGATAGATCATATCAGCTCAAACGAAAGCTGTATAATCCTGAAGGACAAACGAGACAAAGACATATTCATGAATCTCAGCGAACGCCTGGCTGGTGTGGACGGCTTCTCACAACCTTCGTACGTCCCAAAGTGGAAGATTATCAACCACAAGGGACCATATCTGGCTCAATATGAGAAAGAGCCGTATTTGGCCTCTATTCTTCAGGACAAGACAGGTAGGACGCGCTACAAATTATCACCAGAAGGAGAGAAAGCGGCGTTCCTGTACGCGGCTCTAATCGCATCCCCAGCACGTGACCAATACAAATTAGACCAAGTATTTTTAGATAACTATTGGAATGACCTTAAAAAGTATATAGGGGGAAATCAACCATTTGATAAGTTTGAGGATGTTGATTGGCGGGATGTGGTTGCCAAATACAAGAAACGAGTCAGAATGGGTGTTAATAAAGATAATAGAAAATACAAGCATGGATTTGTTGAAGTGGATGGACACGTGTACACAGTAACTCCTTTTGCGGCTAATGACATGTCAATTTACTTTGGCGAGGATGACAATGACGCGCGTCGTGGGCGTATTAGACGCGCTATAACGGCCGCAGATGTCACGCTGAACCTATCCTCCGACGCAAAGAGGGGGGTTCCCAATATATCTGAATTCAAAGAAATTGTTTACAAACCAGGCATGAAGTGGGCTGCTAAATGGAATCAGCCCATCACAGGACATGTCAAGTACATGGATATATTATTCAATAATCCCACAGAGGAGGAGTTCGTCGAAAACTTCATCGAAATGTACGATAGCGACATCGAATCGAGCGACGGCGACTCTGACGATGAGGGTGAGGGCGACGAGCGCGACTACGGGGATCAGGACAGCGATCTAGATGAGGAAGACCTCTTCGGAGACATTGATGACTTGAGCGACGACGATGAACAAGGCGCTCAAGTCGAACGAAGGTCGGAAATGGAACGTCAAAGAATAGCTGCCGCGTACGCAGAGAGCATACCGCGAGAGGAGCAGTTGGACTTTGATGCGCTCGACGATGAGGAGATGGACCTCCCTTTCTCATATATAGTACCCCCCAAGACGCAGTGGCGATACGTGATGGACGCCTGCAACTCGGGATTCAATGTCGTTGGTAACATGGGAAAGGTTAGCAACGCTGTACTCCAACTAGTCGCTGACGGCGCCGCGATCGCGATACGAGACGGGAAAGCTCTTGTACCAGAGATAAATGATGCTTTCATCTTGTACGCAGAACAAAGAGGTGTGTAGATATTTTTACTCTCATTATGAGTTCATCGTAAAAAATTATCTACAGTAAACAAAAGATTCATAATGGCAGATGGTTCAGAAATGCTAACTTACTTACTATATGCAGTACTCGTCATCGTGCTTGCTGTCGCCGGTTGGTATATCGGTAATAAATGGCAATATAAAGAAATAGGCGCGGTCGTGGGAGGCGTAGTTGGCGCGGGGATTGCCTACCTCCATTCTAGTAGCAGCGATAATAACTACTCCTTCTAAAACAGGATGTAAATATTTATCTTGCGCCGCTAAAAAAAAAGAATGCCACGACGTACCCCAAACAGGTCCAAATCTAGGTCCAAATCTAGATCTCGCTCAAACTCTCGTTATAAGTCTCACTGCCCCAAAGCGGGCACTGCAGAAACTATGTCATCTCACAACGAGAACGCGCTATCGCCCGCATGATCCTAGCGGGACGTAGACACCGATCCAGGTCCCGCTCCCGTAGCAGGCGCCGCATAAATTAAAGATTAGGATAAATTGTAACCCATTACCTCTAGAGGACAACCAAGCTAACAACATTCAAAATGATCTATGCATAAAGATTTATTCATAAAAAGTTACGATAGATTGTAGATTACGATAGATTAGGATAGATTAGGATAGATTACGATAGATTAGGATAGATTAAGATAGATTAAGATAGATTAAGATAGATTAGGATAGATTAAGATTGTAGATTGGGTTGGGATTGATAGATATTATGGGTTGGGATTGATAGATATTATGGGTTGGGATTGATAGATATTTGGGTTGGGATTGATAGATATTTGGGTTGGGATTGATAGATATTGTGGATGGGTTGTGATTGATAGATATTGTGGATGGGTTGTGATTGATAGATATTGTGGGTTGGTTGTGATTGATAGATATTGTGGGTTGGGATTGATATCCATTACCTCTAGAGGTAATGGACAAGTTTAACAACATTTAAATGATCTATGCAGAAAGATATGTATTTATAAAAATGAAGTTATTCTCGCTTACGTATCTTATACTTTTCCTAACTCAGCTCACATCGGGATTCATCTGCAGCTTCTGCCCAGATGGGGGTTTGGGGGAAAATATCAACTACATCTACGTCAACAGCACGCCTTGCTTTGAGTTCGGCGATTGCATCGATAAAGGACAAGACGACAACACCTTTTGGCTCTCGCAACTTGACGCGTATCTAAGACAGTCGGCGGTTCATCTAACAAGTTATTTCAAAACAGTGGAACGGAAAATTTATCATCAAAGGGATAACGGTAACCTAACTATATTTGATGGTTCACCTCAAGTTATGTGTATGCCTTCTCAAGAACTGTCTCAGAATGCGGCATTCTTGAGGAAGATGCATAGTGCGTACAGGTTATCCGAGCTGGCGCGTAAGTGTAAGATCATGGCGATGGATTTGGTGGCGCAGGTGATCGCAAGATTACAGATCATCGCAGAATTTCTCGATGTCAAGAAATCTTTAGATCTTGACTCCCTCAATGCCGTGTGCGATTTAAGAATCGATGAGGACAGACGTGATCGACAATGTCAGCGGATCAACGACAGAGCACCCACAGAATATCTATACATGAAACCAGCTGTCCTCCAAAACGATACATCAGATTATTTTTTGGTAGAATAAACAAGTTTTCATATTTTATCTTGAGTAGACAAAAAATGTCTAGTGATTTAAGCATTGAAAAACGTTTTGAGAATGGTAACGCCTATATGATCGCCGGTACCCAGATCGCAGCGGGTATTCCTCCAGCAGATGGGCAGTATTTGGTATACAACGTAAATACAAATCAATGGGAATACAGCGTTTTAAAAATTGCCGGTATCCCAGTACAGACAGGCACCCCAACAGACGGACAACAATTACAATACAGTCTTGTAAACAACCAATGGGAATTTGTAACTTAAGATTCCCATTAATTAATTACATCAACCTATGAAAAATGGGAGCATCTGTATCCAAAAACGTATCAAACGCTGTCACTAAAGCAGTGGCCAAAGTATCTTCAAACATCATCCAAAAAACGCAACTCTCACAGGACATGGGTCAGATAGTTAGCGTCCGCAATGTGCACGGAGACGTGCACATTTCGGGCAACAGATTCACCCAGCGCGCCACAGTCAACATGCACGCGCTCCTGGACGCCCTCTCCACCGAAGAAGCGCAGCAGTCCATCATGCAGGAACTGGCCCAAGAGGCCAAAAGCGTCACGTCAGGCCTCAATATCGGGCAGTTCTCAGACGCACAAAACACAATGGACCTCCTCATGGAAGCCATGATTAACCTTCTCACTACAATTAGCCAAACGTGTAAAGCTTTCAGTAGACAGCACCAGGCAATCGTCGTGAAACGCGTCTCCGGGAACGTGTACATACAAGACAACGTGTTTGAGCAAATGTACAACATCCTCCAGAACTGCACAGAGCAAGCCGCATCCAACAACCGACTCATCCAAGACCTCTCCTCCAAACTATCACAGACCGCGAGCGCCAAATCTAAAGGACTGTCCGAATGGGTCCTCGTTGCTCTCCTCGCCGTCTTTGTAGGGGTGCCCGTTATCGGAGGCGTCATCGCCGGAAAAACGATCCTCAAGTTCATATTCCCTATCATATTAATCGTTGGGATAGTTTTCCTAGTTCTTTATTACGTAAGAGGTGAACAGGTCATGAGGGAGGTCGGCTTCTCTACATTCATCAAAGACACGCCCATTTGCGCAGCCGCCACATTGGAGCGTGCGCCCCCCGAGGTGTACGCAAACACAGTAGAAGCATCTAACGCTTGTAAGGTTGATGATAGTTGTCAGGCATTTGACTGGCAAGGTATCGAGATTGCGCAGAACGGCACGTATACTGTCATGGGTGATCCGGTGACGCGATTCTACTCTGGCGTATCTGACAAGTGCAGCGCTGCCATCAAATCAGATAATGCTAAGGTTCTGAGATATCCAAACTTTTTACAAGGAGATTTGGATCCCAACACAGACCCGACATTGGCGGTAACATCGAAAAAGGGAGATGTGTACCTCAATACAACTAATGGGATATGGTATCAAAAAGTCATACAGTGGCAACCTAGAGGCACACTAACCACGCATTCATTCAACAGAATCACCTGGGGATACATAAACCCAACGGTGCCCCGAACTAATGGCCCATACAACGTGCCCATGATAGACACACCAGCGGCGGACGATGTGTATGTCTACGCGAACCAACACAACCCAGCCTACTTATATCTATTCAGGTACGACGCCGCAAACGGATGGGTCCAGGGACAAAAGATTAAGGGACCGGGACTTGTACCTGATACCCCTGCCGTCATCAACTCCAGTGGTTTCAAGACAATCGAAAGAACTACGTGGATGCTCTATGTGGGCATAGCGGGTATCGTCATCGGGGCTCTAGGTAGCGGTATAACGCTATACATAGAACAAAAAGGTTGATTTGGATTGGTATAATTAGATTAAAATATAAAATACCATTTTTAACCATTGTTTTGTTCCCTATTCTGAATTAGTGGTTAACGTGCGTGTTGGTGAGATGTCCTGTAAAAATTATCTTCGGTATCTTAAAAATGACGACTACTGGATCAAATATCACTAGTGGATTTATTGATCTTGCCACTTTTGACGAGATCGAAAAGTATCAATACGGTTCTGACCAGGCTTTCGCCTACTTCGTCCGAGAGACCCGCAAGGCCACCTGGTTCACACAGGTGCCGGTCATCCTGTCCCGCTCCTCAGGCGCTGCAGGATTCAACCAAGAATGGTCGGTGTCCGTCTCGAGAGCAGGCGATTACCTTCTTCAGTCGTGGCTCCGGCTTACCATCCCGGCGGTCACTCTGTTGCAAGGCAACCAGTTTGGCGCCGCCGGTAGAATCCGCTGGACACGTAACTTTATGCACAACCTGGTTAGGGAGGCTTGTATTTCATTCAATGATCTTGTGGCCGAGCGATTCGACAACTACTACCTCGACTTCTGGACTGCCTTCACCGTGAGCGCCAGCAAACGCGTGGGCTACGACAACATGATAGGCAACGTGGACAGCCTCATCGCTCCTCATGTTGTTGGCGATCCTCTCGTGAGCCAGACTCTGAATCTTCCTCTTCCCTTCTTCTTTACTCGCGACACCGGTGTGGCCCTTCCCACCGCTGCACTGCCCTACAACGAGGTGCGCATCTCGTTTAACTTCCGTAACTGGAACGAGCTGCTCATCCTCGACAACAGCGTCCCCGTCCTCAACACGAACCCCTCTGTCGTGCCAGTCGTCGGTACCGACATCGCCGCCGCGCCAGAACTCACAAACATCCAAGTCTGGGCTAACTACTCGATCGTGTCCAACGAGGAGCGTAAGCGAATGGCCTGCGCCCCCCGAGACATCCTCATCGAGCAAGTGCAGACGGCTCCGCGACAAAACTTCACCCCTCTTACAAATCCAAACCAGAGCTACGACATTAGGTTCTCTCATTCGATCAAGGCCCTATTCTTCGCAGTCAGGAACATCACAAACAGCAACATCTGGTCAAATTACACATCCGCTTCACCTGTTCCAGGTCCTCAAGTGGTTGTATTTGAACCATCCGGTTCTTTTGATCCAATTGCTAATACCACTTTCACATACGAGAACACTAATCGTCTCAACCAAATGGGATCCGACTACTACTCTCTGGTGCAGCCATTCTACACCGCTCCCAGCATTCCAGAGCCTACTGGGTACCACATGTACTCATACTCTCTGGCCTTCTACAACGTCGACCCTCTTGGCTCTACCAATTACGGTAAACTGACTAACGTGAGTGTTGTGCCTGCTGCCTCTGCTTCCTCTATTGTGGGAGCTGGAGGTACTGGTGGTGCTGGATCTGGTCAGGACTATGCACAAACATATGAGTTCATCATCATTGGTCTGAATACGAATATTGTCAGGATTGCAGGTGGAGCATTGGGCTTCCCAGTATTGTAAAACTACCCATTACATTGCGTCGTGTCGTCGTCAGTCAGAATAGTTCGAGTATAGGAATTTATAACCTATATAGGTTATAAACATTTTAGAGGCTGTCGCCGATCATGGCCCTAGCGAGAGTGAGTCAACAGTGACTAATAAGTAAGCAACTAAGTCATATAAGGTAATATGACATTCTCCGTGCTAATGATATAATTTATAGTTCTTCCGTAGTTGGTTTGCACTTCCTTGAGGCTGGTTGTGATGCAGTTGAATAGTTGTTCAACCATTCCTGTGTCTGCATCTCCTGCAAGGACGATGTAGTAGAGCCCATCAAGACACGCGAGCAGAAGCGTCTTTGTCTCGTTATTCCTGCGCAGCGTGTTGATGTGCTGTCTGAACCTGATCTTCCATCTTTTGAAGGTCATGCATTTCGTGAGGTAGCGAGCCCTGAACTGTTGTCGTATGAAGTCGTCCCGTTCTTGGATGCCGATGATGGTCTCAACCGAGTGGTATAGCATCCCCTGCACAAACTTCAGATAAGACCCCTTCTCGACAGAAATCTTATCATGAGTTGTAGTTGCCAACGTTTCAGGTAGAACTATGTTGCTCAGGTCGTTTTGGCATTTCATCAAAAAGTGTCCCTCACATGGGTTGTCGAGCGGGTTGCGTGTGTTGCCTTTCTGTTCCCGTTGCCAGTCATAAAAATGAGGATTATGATGTACTTCGCCTTTTGTTATAATTCTGTGAGTGGTCCATGAGAATGTTGTATTGCATTTGGTGCAGAACATTTGATCGCAGCCACCGCTCTCCTTTTCGATGACGGCGTGACATTTGGGACATGTTTCGCAGGTGGTATGTATATGGTTTAGTGTCTCCAACACATTTTCATCACAAGCATGATCCGTCTCTTTTTTCTCTATACAGATCCCGCAGATTTCTGTTTTGCACTTATCGCACGTGTATTGGGCGCTGGGGGCGTCCTTTGAATGCCTGAGGAGTTCATTACATTGGGGGCACATGTGCACGAGGGATAGGTGTCTATTCTGGCGTTCTTTCATGTATCCCATAACAGATAAAGCGTGAAAGATCTGTGGATCTGACATGCCATCTTTACGCATCCATTTGATCATAATCTCCATTTCGATGAGGCGTTGTTCCTCGTCCAGCGCTGTTTTCGTGGCGTCTAGCAAAGTAATCTCCTGTTGAAACAAATGTTCAACCTCTTTCTCGGCGAGCTGCTTGTATTTGGAAGCAGACAGACACTCTCTCAGGTCGGTGATGAGGAGCTGGGTGGAACAGAATAGGCACTTGAAGTCTCCTAGGTTATCGAGCATATGTTTGAATACACAATTCGTACACGCGCTTTCTGAGCACTCGATGCATGTATATTTCCGCCTCAATTTAGAAGTGTATTTATTACAACAGATTTGGCATTCCATTTTTTATATAGTTAATAGCTTTAGACTGTGATATTATTCGTAACCATTAATGGTTATGAATGTTGTTGTGTTTTTATACAGGATTTTTATTTACATGCTCTTCGGTGACAAAGCAGCAAGTCTTTACAAGCGACAATCCTCTAAGGAGGTAGTAGACGAGTGCAATTACACTTAAAATGACAATTCTGAAACCGAACAGGAGAGGGTATATTATAAACATAATAACGCTTCCTATAATGAACAGGATGGTCATAAATACAAAGTACGTAGCTGCGATTATAAGTACACATATTGAGAGGACGGCGGTGGTTACTATGGCAAGGAATACCAGAATTATCTTTGATAGTAGTTTTATGATATACCACATCATGTAGAGGAGTGGGACGAAAACAAACACACCCACCCACGATGTCATTAGAAGAAGTCCAAAAGGTATAAACATCAGAGGAGCTAGTACTAACTTCCTCAAGACAAATTCGGGCAAGATATAGAATAAAAATCCGAACACTAAACATATCTTATTTCTACTTTTAGGAACTTCTACCGCTGCGACTTGTTTGATTGTCTTGCGCGAAAAACTGTATAGATTTGTAAGGATGTCCTTGTTCGCATGATAGTGGAAGGTCTTATTAAATTCTGGAGTTGAAAAGAGCTGAAAAGACTCAAACATAATTGAGTGGAAAATAAAAGAGAAGGAGTCGGTGACCATGTCGAATACCTTTAATGAGCACAAGTATGCTATTACATCGCATAGCCTGTAATAACAAAGAGTGTCTAGCCTCACAAAGATATTCCATATACGCTTCACAAAGTGGTTCTCTGCATCTTGGAATGTTTTTATAAAACACTCAGATTCATGCTTTGTTTGATTCATGTTTCTGTCTATCTATATATCCTTAATCCTTAATCTCTTAATCTCAATTCGTAACCGTAACCAATACCATCCACTCTTACAGATTTATCAATCCTAGAAATTTACAGATTTATCAATCCTAGAAATTTACAGATTTATCAATCCTAGAAATTTACAGATTTATCAATCGTTGAAATTACACAAAGGAATAAGATCGTCGTCGTCAATGTACCTCTTTTGAAAGAAACAGCAAGCCAATGGACCCGAAGGGTCCGCGGCGCGCCAAAGCGCTAATTGTCCTAAAACCTTCGGGTACAGTTTCATTGCATAATTTTTTTTTTACGAAACATGGTGCTGTGCCTGACTCGTATGGCCTTTGGGTAGATATCATGGTTCGCGTAACTTGCAGACTCGAGGAATTTGGTAAACTTTTTAAGGGCTTTAACTAGGTCATCTACATAGTACTCTGTTCTGTTTGCTACCCATATAGCAACGCGTTGTTTTTGGGCTGGAGAGAGTATGTTCACAAACTTCATTGCATCACGTTTGGATACGTTGTGCCAGATGTATCGAAGCTGCTCCTGCTCGTCGTCATTAAAAATCCCGAATTGGGTGTCGTCGAACCCCCCGTGGATGTCGATGATGACTTTATTCATCAATATCATAATATCGTCCATTTTTTCCTTAACATAGATATTTTTTACAGGCTTTTCATCTCACTATATCAAAAAATGATATATGGAAGTCAAAATGGTATTGATTCATCAGGTAGCGACTACGTAAGAATCAACACCCTTACCGCATGGGACACTGACTTTGAGAAGATTCCATGTGTGTCGGAAGCTGCACGCGACACATGTAACAATGTTGCCTTTGTAAGCGAAGACCCTCGTCTTGTAAGCCCTGCCCATAGCGGGCAACGCCTCGCTCTTGACAGCATCCCTCTAAATGGTAAGGTTCAGGTATGGGAGACGCCGTACATCGCGGGCTACAAACCAAGGGGTTATAACTCATACTCAGATATTAAGGGGGGGCAAAACACATACTATTACAACAAACAACTAGCGGTTCCTTTCATAAATGAACTGTTTATCCAACCTGGATTAGTCGTGAAAGAGAACTACATTGACCCGATGGACTCGTACAAGCCTCATTATTACAGAGCAAGTAGGATGGACAACAAAAACTGCCTTAGTTGGATAAGAGACACTCAATTCCACAGAGAAGACCTGATGAGCAAACAAATATGGAATAGAAACCAAACCAACTACGAAGTAGACATAGAATCGAGACGAGTCCCAATGAGGTAAAATATATATATATACAAAAATGGAAGTAAGAGAAGATTTCTGTGGTATGTGCATGGCTGTGCCTCTCGCGCTGGCAGGTGCTGGTGTGGCAGGTCTCTCATCAAAAGAAGAATACCAAAAGAGGAAGCGAATCATGATCTCTACTGGTATTGTTGTCCTAATTATCAGTTTTTTCCTTCTATGGTACTATAAAGATTGTACTTCATGTAAAGCATAAACATACCTTTCATAAAAACATACCTTTCATAAAAACATACCTTTCATAAAAACATACCTTTCATAACCATATGGTTATGAAATATATCAATCTAAGTTGCCTCAAATATAAGTTCTTGGTTGTTTACAGTATCAAACTCAAATTCGGGACCGATTTCCGAAACTATGTATATTTTAAAGCCATCTATTTGATAATTATCCGCTCCTCCTGGGAACACTCTTGTTGGAATAATAGCTGCCGTTCTCTCCGTAAAAGAACTTCCAATTCTAACAAACCCGGCAGATGTCACCTCCGTTACACCATCTGGACGCCGGATAGAAAAAATAAGTTCAGCTCGACTTGTTGAAGAAAAAGTACCACTTATCCTAATATTAACGAAAAATGAATAGAAAAATGTAGTTGTTGCGTCACACTTAAACACTTCATTCACACTATCATACGTAACAAGAGGAGAAAAGCTCGTGGTCGCTAATGCCCCATATATTGGTGTCAAGTCTAAGGGAGTTGAT